TGTATGTGAAATTTGTATCTGTTGCATTTGGGTACATTAAATCTGCGTTACTTGTTCCGTCTGGCGAAACTCCATTATCGCTTACTAATGTTACGTTTGTTTTACTCCAAGCAGCATTACTAAACTCCTCACTATAAGTAAATAAATTACTCCTCTGTGGCTCTAACAATAAAGCACCTTTAGTATTATTTAAGTAATCTACTCTTGGTTGTCCACTACCTACCTCTTCAATTAAACCATCTTTATTTATAACAGTAGCCTTTGATGCTCTACTAAAATCAAATGGTAGAGGTTTAAAGTTTCCATTTTGGTCGTTATACGCAAGAGTTGAGCCTTCTTTTGTCGCCCATTGTCCTGCTCCGAATTTTAAAGTATTTGCCATAATTATATTATTGAATATTGTTGTCCGTTAGCCATATCTGTAAAAGATGTCCAAGACGTTAGTTGTTCTAGTTCGCTATCTGTTAATGCTGAATCGTAGTATTGTAGTTGTTTAGTGTTTCCGTAGAAAGGGAAACTTTCTGAAGGGTTTCCGTAATTAAACTCTAATTGATTTAATCCAGAAATCATTGTTGCAGAATTATCTGTATATAATTCAAAACCATTTACATAAAAAGATACATCATTTTCTTTATACTTAACTGCTAATTTTACATTTGTATTTGTAGCATTTACATCACTAATATAAGTTGCTTGAGTAGTACCACCACTTATTAAGAAAAAATATACATTTCCTGTATCATTTCTTAAACCTACAAATAAAGTATTTGATGAATTACCTGCATTAATTGAAATCATACGATAATCATCTGCATCAACTAAACCACTTATATCTGCCATCAAAACACCCTCTGAATCGTTAAAAGTAGCTGCATCTCCAGAGTTATTACAAGTTTCTGCTGAACGAGTTACTGTGCTTCCGTTAGTTGGGATGTAGGATGTAGAGTAAGAAGATTGTTCTACTGAAATTCCCCAAATATAAAAACCATAACCTACAACCCCTTGATGACTAAAATCTCCATCTTGAGTAGATGTATAAATTCTGATATCGTAATCAGAGGTATTTGTTGCAGTATCTGTTAATGAAATTTTATACCATCCATTCCCATAATTATCTATACTTGAATCATTAAAGTCTGAAGAAAGAATAACTCCGTTTTCAATATCTATAAATGCATTTTTACCTGCTCCTCCAATGGTGTTACTTATACCTACAATACTTCTTTCATCTTTTTTAGCGAAAAAACTAAAAGTATAATCTTGAGCAGCAGTTACAGAAATTCCAGTTAATCTTCTCATAGCGTGGCTTCCATTAACATTATTTTCTTCTACCTTATCAGCTAAATTACCACTTGGAGATGTTATTTGGTTTGGATTAATTGTTACATTAATATTACTTGTGGAAAAATTATTTAAATCTTCACTATAAGTAACTAGGTTGGTTGATTGTGGCTCTAATAATAAACTAGGACATCCATTTACTACACCATCAATTAAAGGATATTCAAGTCTAGGAACATTTGTTGCTACTGTTGTTATTAATCCGTTTTTTGCTATTCTTGTGGCGCTACTTGATCGTGAAAAATCAAAATCCCCAACTCCATCAGTAGGAAAAATAGAATAAACTTTTTGTGATTTGTAACCTGTTGGTATGAGTAAAAGACTTGCTTTATCCGCTAACGACATATTTTTGTAATTTAAAAACAAAAATACAAAAATTAAAACACTTTATTAGTTAGTTGTTTTTTCTAACCGCAGAGCCAAAGAAATAACCGAAAATAGATAATACAATTCCTTCACAAATTCCAATTAAATGAATCCAAACTTCTTTGTTAGATTCCGGGATTTGTAAATATACAATCGCATAAATAATAAAAGCAAAAGCGCCTAATCCAATAACACCGGTTAAATTAAACATAAAGTCAAAGCCTCCTGATTTAGCCTTTTCAACTTCTCGTTTTCTAGCCGAATCCCTATCGGCAACCTCTAACTCATATAACTCAATCAGTTCATTGTGCAATTGTATTTTATCTTGACTTGTCAATTCAGGCTCGTTGTCTATTAAATTTTTAACAACTCCTAAAACTCCTTTTTGTGGAAGTATATCGCCAACAAAACCAGGTATTTTTTTAAGTATAAACTGACCAACTTTTGTGTCTTTAAACTTTTTCTTTGCCATTACTCAATAAATTTATATTCATCAAACGCATTAAAACTTGGACAAGCCTTTTCGCTAAAATCCCTATGGCCATAAATAACCGCTTTAGAATGTAATTTTTTTAGTGTTTTTAGCAAGATTAAAAGACTTTCTTTTTGTTGTGGCGTTCTTGTATCTTTAGGATCTAAACATTCGTCTAAACCTCCAATATAGCAAACGCCTATCGACATTTTATTTTGCCCTTTTGAATGTGCGCCTATTTTCTCTATGTTTCTACCATAGGAAATTGTGCCGTCTAAGTGGACAATATAATGATAACCAATATCAGAAAACCCTCTTTCTAGATGCCAATTTTTTATTTCTTCGGCGCTTGTTTTTCTACCCTCCGGCGTTGCGCTACAATGGATGATAATTTTGTTTATTTGTCGCATTGTTTTGTTTTAGAAATCAGATATAACTGTAATTAAAAAATTCTCAACTGTTGCGGTTGCTCCTGATTTATCAACTCTAACTTGAATTTTACAACCGCTTGTTAAAATATCTGTATGCGTAAATAATTGGGTAGTTCTTGAATACCTTACTAAATCATTATTATTTGCGATATTATCGTGCATAAACTCAACAGTTTTTCCGGTATCAGGAAAATATAAACGTGCGTCTAGTCTTGTATTTGATGCTCCGGCAGTTATATCAAAATCGTTTCTAACAATCATTACTCTTCCGGCTCCAACTTCAGAAAGATCTAATGAGTTAGATGCCGAGTTCCATAATTCGCCACTTACAAAACTAGGCTTATAAGTTGTTACTGTTCCGCTTCCGGCCTTGTCATTTGTTAAATCTGTCCAAACATTTGCAGTTAGATTTATTGGAGTTACTGCGGTCGCTGAATCTTCATAATCAACCCAACCACCTTGCGAATCATACAAAGCATTTACCGATTCTTTAATTTCATTCATATCAGCAGCTTCGACTTTGTTTATTCTCGGTAAATCCGAAGTTACATTGTCAAATTTTGCTGAAAAAGTTATTTTAGCCATTTTTTTATTATTTTATTGGTTGTATAATACATCTGTTGCGCATTCAATGGATTCATATTGTCCACCGTCTGCTACAATTCTATCTGTATATTGGTTTCTGTATTCTAGTTGCAACTCGTTTTGTAAAGGATCAGTATATGAAACAATTACCGGAGTTACTTGTTGAATCTTATTTGATAGTTCAATTATTCCTCTAAAATAAGTTGAATCTGATAAATCATCCTCTAAATAAGTTACGCCATTGTTTTCACTTGTGTAAACATTAAATCCGTTTGGCAATAAATTAATATAGTTTGCTGACCTAGTTCTGAGTTTTTGTAAGCATTGCGATACCATTAAATTTGTATCTAATTGTCCGCCATCATCTGAATAAAATTTTGAAATACATTCAATTCGTGTAATTGTTTCGGTTATAAACGATTGTTGATTTTGGTCTGTTTCGTCTGTTGAAACTGAATAAACTCTAATTAATGGATAGGTTGCGTCTGTTGGAATACGATTGTAAACCGGTACGGCGACATTGTTAATTAAAACATTGCCGTTTAATTTTGCAATAATTGATTTTCTTACATAGTGAATCGCCTCTAACATCTTATTTTATTGCTTTTTTAATTTCGCCATTCAAACGAGTTAATAATTTTTTTAATCCTATTCTAGCAGAGCCAAAGAAAAACGGCTGAGGTTTCATATAACCTGGCTTAGCGCCTTTAAATTGTGCCGCATAACTCTTTGGTATTCCTAGTTCTAGCATATCATCAAAAGTTACAAAAGCACCCGTTCCAAATTCTACATAAGGCGCATATTTTGCTCCGGCTATAACCTCGACAGTTTTGCCTTGCTTTTCATATCTTATTGATTGCCTTAGTGTACCATAATCAGACGGCGCGGCTCTTTTTGCAATTCTTGAAATATCGGCACCAGTCTTTCCAAGTTCATTTGATAGAGTTGTTTTATGAAATGTTCTTAAATTGTCTAACTTTTTTTTAAGTTGGGCCAAATCTGACTGATTTATTTTTATATCCATTCTATTCAGATTTTGTTGCTAATAGTTTAGTATAAAAATCTAAATTAAACTCATACTTTTCATTTATACGATAATTCTTTGTACCGCCCTCTAATGTAAATATATCTCCTAACTGAATTAAATCTGCGGTATTTTTACGCATCATTATTTCAATCTGAATGTCTTGCGTTCTTTTACCTAGTTTGTCGCTTATATCTCCGCTAATCTGCTTCAAATTGCACCATACAGTTGCAACCTCTGACAAAGTAGAATTATACCCGCCAAATTCATCAGGCGACTTAACTAATCGCTTTATTGTTATTTTAGAATCTAGTTTTCCGGCATCCATTAAATAAACATAGTTTTATAAGAAGTTAAAATTTGTCTTGTTGATGTTGGTATTTCAGCGACATCGTTTTGCTCAGTTGTAAAATCTGCCCTATTATCATAATACGTTGATATAAGTTGCAACATCGCTTGTTTTACTAAAGCATCGTTTATTCCTACTGTTATATATGTAACTTTTACTTTTTCAGCAGAGCCTCCATCTAGTTCAATAGTTTCATTATCTAAACCAAGTATTTCATAGTCAGTTGTAGCCGTTCCGTCAATAGTTATCTCTGAAATACTAGCAATAGGGCCAAAAGGTAAATCAAACAAACCATTGGTTGTGTCAAGATAGTACGTTCTATTTTTTGGAACAATATCTCTTGAAATATAATTTTCACACCATATTCGAGCCTGAGAAATCATTGCAGTAATTAAATTATCATCTGCGCTTGTATCAATACGTGCGTAGTCTTTAACATTTTGAGCCGTCAATATTTCATTTCCGGTTGTTGCGTTTATTTTAATTTGTCTCATCTGATTTGATTTCTTTATATTCAACCTTTAGTTCTTTAGTCTCAAAAGTTTGTTTCTCTTTCTTTTTAGATATTTTAGATCCT